TATTTGATAAGAAGCACTTCCTGCAAATGTAGCAGCAAATGCGCTATCTATTTGCGTGGCCGTAGTGTCGCCTTTTTTGATTATAATTCTTCCAACAAGAACATCGTTCGTATTTAAAGCTGGAGGAACTTGTCCGGGTTGACTTTGCTTAGCCTCTTCCAGAGTATAGGATTTTGTGCCCAAATCTATATGAGCATTTTTAAGATTATCAGACATACTCTTGTATACCCAAATAACCCCATAAGACCCATCTGTGAGGGTTGCTAGTGTTCCATCTCCATTATCATACTGAGTGTTTGGATAAGTCGTTACGGCATCTCTACGCCAAATATCAGTTGTTGTGTTGTGAATTCGCTGGAATAATATATTTGGTGATGTTTCACTTGCAAATGAAGGAATAACATTTTTAAACGACCCTTGCCAAATTACACCCTCATTTATATGAATATGTTGAGAGCTATCAGAACTCAATTCTAAACCGTTAGCTCTTTCAAATCTCCTACACTCAACAAGCCTTTTCAAAAGTTTATCTGGAAGACCCAACGCTGGCTCATCCCAGTCTATTATTGAACAAGTGAAATCAACGTTACATACAAAAGTATAAAGAACACAGTTGTTTGAATAATTAATAACTGAAACATCTGAAGTGAATTTGATTGCTGGAATACCATTATTGTAATCTGCATAAGCGTAATAAGTGGTTCCTGTCTCGGCTGTGGTAAATGTAGTATCTGTTTTTATATTACATTCCACTATCCCTCCAGTAAAATTTGAGTTTTTGTATAGCCAATATGTTCCAGCACCAATAGTAACATTTCCAAGGGCGTATGTTATAGATGGTTTTACAGCGGTTCCAGCCGAAACCAATAGTGTTCCAGTTGTAGGACTATTAGTTCCGGCTACTAAGAAAAAACCTTTTACAGCTCCAAAAAAATCTGATCTTGAAGTATAAAAAGTCCCATCTTCTTTCTGGAATTGTGTTGGAAGTGCCCACGCCAAAGATTTGCCCGTTTTGTTTATATAATATACGGTAAAATATCCATTGCTTTCAGACATTCCAATTTCTCCCTGAACGAGAAGTATATCTTGCACTCCATCATCCAAGTGCCATGTTAGATTGTCACTATCTTGATAAAATTTCATGATTTTGAATTTAAATTATTCTTCTAATATATTTTAGAATAGACTAGAAATTAAATTTGAGATATTAGTGGAAAGAAATAATGGGGTAATCTTTATAATAATTACCCCATTGATTTTATTTTGCTGTTGTGGCAGTTGAAGTAGGCGTGTCAGTTGATGTATTCTGTTCAGCAACATACTCCTTAATTTTTGCCTGGATGGATGCAAACGCTGTTACGTGTACCGCTACATCGGCTTCTGGATTAAGATTGTACATTACATATCCGTTATTGTCAGCAATTGAAATATTGCCTATGTATTTTAGAACCGTTTCTACTGTTTGATTTACAGCACAATTCATTTTTGTTACTACAGATAAGCTATCAAACTCATACCCTACTTCATATGTAAATTCGCCTTCCGTGAACGTACATTTTACAATTCTGTTATTACTTACTAATTTATAATCCATGATATTTTATTTAAACTATTAATTCCAATTATTATCGTTAACTCCCGTACAAAGCCATCCTGCTCCTTCATTAGTTCTTGATGGAGTTATAAGACCGTACAAATTAACCCATTCAGAAGCGCAGCCTCCGTTTAACTCCCAACCTGTATTACCGTTAGTAGTTATGTAACACTCTTTAGTGTCGCAAGCGTTAACAACTGTTACATGCTTGCCTGTATTTCCCACAAGTGTATACCTATAAACTGTTGAAGAATTATTTATTACTACCAAATCTATAGGAAGTCCGGACAAATCTGCGTATAGAGCATTTCCGTGAACTGTAGGGTTCCCCACATAGGCTGTTCCATCATATTCCGCAGAAGTTATTCCCGGATATAAAGGTACATAGCGTGCTCCTGTTCCCGTTTCTGTAAGAGTTACTGTCACATAGTCAGTAGTACTGTACCCATTAGGATAATAAATAGCTAAGTAGCCCTGAATATATACCATACTCTTCTCGTGAGTTCCTAGCATCCCTCTGCATCTTATGTCGCCTGAATAAAATCGTAGCCCTCTACTGTTTTTTTGACCTTGTTGTCCTATATCCAGACCATTAAAGCACATTCCGTAGGTACTATCGAAATTCATAGAACCCTGTGCTGTTCCGCTATGTATTGGAGATAACGAACTGAACGTCCCAGATACAGCCGAAAGAGTTCCCGAAATAGTTGCATCTGTAATAGTGGCAGTATGGATAACCATACTATTAAACACCGCTTGATTGCAAGAAAGCGTTCCAGTAATAGTTGCGCCTCCAATAGTTATATTGTTGAATGTACCCTGGGTGAATGTAGCACTATTGCAAGCTAAAGTTCCAGTAATCGTTGCAGAAGCTATTGTGATTGTGGTAAATGTACCGGTAGTTACGTTAAGATTCTGGAGCGTGGCATTATTAGCGTTGATAGTTTGAGCTGACAACCCATTCGTAACTACAGCAGTAGCCTCTACCAAGGAAGTCCTTATATATCCTCCATTAATAATTGTTTGATTAGCTGCTGCCGATGATACCATAGCGTCGTAAGAAGTGTAACCTATATTTGTAGCTAAATTTGTTTTTGCTGTAGTTAAATCATCCACAGGAGCAACTACCGATGTTAGTAATCCTATAGTATATCCCTGTGAATCTGTATAAGATGCTGTCCTTAAAGTAATAGTTATATTGGGCTTATTTATTTGTACATCATATTTTGATCCTCCTCTTACATAGATATACTCCTGAGAGGTTAATCCCATTTGACCAATACTACCTATTGGTGTAGCGGTACTAAATGATGTAGTATATGAATTTATTATTCGTACTATAGGAATTGAACCATAACCATAACCATTTGTCTGCCAACTACAATAAACAGAAAATCCTTCTGAATGCGTAGAGTATGAAGGCACACCATAAGTACTACTTAATCCTCTACTAACCAATATTGTTGATGGATGGTACTGTCCATTATAACTATTAAGATCAATAGTTACAGGATAATAAGTGTTTGGATCTAATCCGGTAGCATCTACTGTAACTGTAGTACTAGCTTGAATATTATTGAATACAGTTGCTCCACTTATATTTATTGTCTTCCCAAATAAAGATATAGTGTCACCTGACATTTGAAAAGAGGCTGCTATTGATGTAGCCGTTTCAGTTTCTGATGGCGCTAAACACCAATCTGTTGCTTTAGTTCCAGTTTCTAATTTAATATTTCCTATATAAAACGTACATGCCGCAAGAGGGTAAAATATAATGGCTGAGGCTGTACCATTACCGGTAAAAGTATAAGAATATTTTTTCCATCCAGGTGTAAAATAAACTTCAGTGTATTCAATTTCTTCTGCACCATATCTTAAATTTACATTTGTACTAACTTGCCCCCAAAAACTTAATGTATATTTTTGTCCAGATTCAAAAATCTTAGGTATATAATTATTACTAGAACTGTAATAAAACCCGGCTCCAGCACTAGGACATACCACACAAAGACATTGAGTTGGATTTGGTTGTATATCACCTGTTGCTACTACTGCAAGTGATGTTGCCCCATTACTATTAACACCATCATAACCACTGTGAAAATCACTGTTTAATAGGAGATTTGTTCCTCCTACTTCAACGGAATCAACATAATCCCTAACTTCCGATATAGACTGTGTATATGCTGTAGCTTTATTTCCATTCTCCAATTTAACATTTCCTATCCTGTAGGAACCTGTTCCCACTACATGCCTATAAATTCTAGTCTGAATGCTAGATACAGTTTTATTAATATTAATCGCCCCCGTTTTAACTAAACTATAGTAAGTTCCAGTAATCAAAGTAGAAGAGTATGTAGTCCAAGTATAATCGTCATAAGTTCCATCAGTATAGTATACCACAAACCCAAAGGTATCTGGATATAAACTGCCATCTGTACTTATTACTATACAAGAAAAAGTTATATAATTTGATGAAATACTCGGATTTACCACATTATTACCAAATGTATCATCTACAGCATTGCTTAATGTAATTTGCGACATTTTACCATATATACTATCTGTAACTATTGACTGAGTTCCAGCAGTATATGTCCACCCTAACCTGTAATTATGAAAGTCTCCATTTGACAATAGATTAGTACCACCAACCTGGATGTTGGCAATACTAGTATCTGTATACCCTGTAACATCTTCAGAGGCAAGTGACCATGCAGTTGCTTTATTACCCTCTTCTAATTTTATATTTGCTATTTCTATTAAACTATTAGTTCCCTTTGCCCAACATACAAACCATATATGACAAGTGTCTAATACTGAAACGCTACTTCCAGTTGTGAATGTTTTTTCATACTTAGAAAAACTTCCAACTGAGCCAACTGTTCCCCCGGCTAATTGTACTGTATTACTACTTAATGATTCATCTACAATATCAATTTGCATACCATTATCATACCCTGTACTGTAATAAAAAGACAAAGTATATTGAGTTGATGGTTTTAGTCCCTTAAAATGTTGCAACATTGTAATGTAACCACTTGGCTGATCATCTATTGTAGTTGAAATCTTCAAACATTTGTATCCAGTATTTGAATCTGTCACAATTACCGGTAATGTGTCACCATCCTTCCAATAAGATGTATCTGTAAAGTTTCCCGTATTTCTTAATAAATTTACCCCACCAATTTGAACATTATTAATAGCGGTATCTGTATACGATGTTACAGATTGTCCACTAGTTAAATAAAAACTTCCACGAAATACTGCATCGCCATTAGCCGCAAATGTAACATTGTTATTTGCAAAAAAGCAGCTCCCATCTGCATTTAACCCCCAATGTCCTGGAGAAGTTATAGTCCCGGAAGATTGGAGTTCTATTCCACCACTTACAGCACTCTTTAAATAATTTGATCCAATTAACCACCCGCCCAAAGCCCCCTCGGAAGAAGTTAATTTCCCCGATACGGTTGCATTAGTAAACGTTCCATTATCTACTATCAAATTTTTAATAGTGGCCGTGCCAGCCGTTACCGTTCCAGCAGAAAGAGCGTTGGTAAGTATTGTGTTTGCGTTTATATAATCTGAATTTATATATCCAGCACTGAATAGATCTGCGCTTAATTTTTCAGTAGTGATTGAGTTAGCTGCAATTTTATCAGCATTAATTGCACCGGTATTTATACGATCAGCATTTAAATATCCGGTTGTTATGGAAGCAGCATCAATAGCTACAGCATTAACTTGTCCGGCAGTAAGAGTTCCCGTATAAATTCCAGTTGAACTTATGTAAGTAAATCCGCCATGTGCAGTTGATAAAGCTGAAACTTTTCCTGAAGCATCTAAAGCGGAAGCACTTTGTACATCCGCCAACGCATCTTCTATTGACTTTCCATTACTTTTAATAGTTATACTACCAACAATTTCTACATCTCCAGAAGCATTCCAAGATATATTTGTATTAGCAAAGTATCCAGAACCGTCATTTCTAAGCATAAAGGAATTAGCCTTTCCAGCTATAGAGCCATCACTATTAAATTTAAGCAATGGATTCTGAATGGTTCCACCAATACCGCCTCTACTCATCCATGCACCATAATCAGAAGTAGTATCTAACACCGCATCTGTAGCTTGATACTGTGTAGGCGTAGTTCCATACTCTAACTGAGGAGCTGTAAAATGAATTTGTCCAGAAAATGCCAAGTTAATTATCAAACTATCTCCAACAGTAACCGGATCAAGTAAATTAAATGATATACTATATCTTTTCCATACATTTACTTCAGATACAGTTACTGAAGATATTGATTTGCTATTTTGACTTATAACAATTGCATCGTTCAAAAGTGCTCCATATACCCAGAAAGAAAAACAAACCTTCTTTCCCAAATTAGCGAAAAGAAAGGGATTATCTCTGACAGCTATATTAAAATTTGAATTTGTGGCTCCATAAATATTTCCTATATTAACTGGAGAGGGTATATCTGTAACTATACTCGGAGCGTTTCCTAAAAATTCACAAGATAAACTGTTTTTCAACAGGTTTTTACTTATTTTTCCAGCATAAAATGTAGAACCGAATCCATTTTCATCGCCAGCCGTTATAGTTCCAGAAATATTAACCTGCCCGGCTGCATATAATCTTTGTACATAGGCACCATAATTTACAAGTTCACCAAATACAGAATCTACAACTCCAGATAAATTACCAAATCTAGCTTTCATTCCAGATACGTAATTTGACACTGAAGATAACAAAATTACATTCAGATCAGATATTTGAACTACATCTCCGTCTTGTAAAACACTAGACAAATCAAGTTTAAAAGTTTTCTGAACTGATTCCACATTGTCTATGGAAATAGTATGCAATTTGTAAACCCAATCAGTAGAAATATCAACAGATACTACTCCATCTATATTATTTGTGTCACCAACAGTAAGAGATGCGCCCGTTAAAGTCCTAGATGCCTTTATTTTGTAAGATACTATTACTTCGTTAGGATTACCTAAATTATTTTTTAATGTTTGTGATAAGCCTACAAACGTTGCTGAAGGTAATGAGGTAGAGTTCCTAGTAAAAGAACATACTCTATAATTTGTTGAAATAGATTTAGAATATGATATATCTTTTAAATAATCCTTTCCTAATATATTGTATTGGGAAAATTGATCTATGTAAGAGGTGTTATTTATATTTTCTGGATAACATAAACTTTGTTCTACAGCAACGCCATCACATATATCAATGTATGGAGACCCACTATCACTAGCGGTCATATATATAGACCCTAGCCTGTTTGAATCCCATAAATTTGTTATCCTTACAAAATTCATAGGCTGATCATTTGACGGTTCGCTTCCAGATAACAACGCACCAATAAAATAATCCCCGGTTTTAGTGGTGGTTACTCCATTATTTGTAATATCAATTGAACCGGTGCCTATTTCAAGAACACACATCAAAGAATAAATCAAATTGGGAGAAGAAAAATATTCTCTCATTACAATATCACCAGGCTGTAACCCTTGTGCTCCCTTAGAAGCACTTTCGGTCAACACCTTGAATTTTTTGTAACTAACTACTGCCATTATACTATTTCTATTACAGCATCTCCAGCACATGAATCCGAAATCCAAAACGCGCCATTTGATGCCGAGATTGTTTCTACTTCTAAATCATAAACTCTCATTTTCTTCCTGACAACCAACTCATCAACAGTAGCTATAATATTCCCTGTAGTACCGTTTTTTTGAATCTTCCAACCACTTCCAGCAAATCCACTGGAAAATGTTTTAGAGCCTATATTCCCATCTATATAAGAGTTTCCGTAATGCGTTAGACCATCAAGTCCTTCGTTAGTTACCAAATAAACCCCATCGGAAAAGAATAGCTCTTTATCCAATAAGCGGGTTTTTGAATTCAGTATTCCTAAAGAAGTTTTAGCCTCAACTGGATTATTAATCTCTATAAAATTTGAAGCTGTAGATATTGAAAGACTGGAGTAGCCATCTAACCTGTATAAACTTGTAGAAGCTATATTTGAAATTGAAGATATTATTCCAGAAGTTCCCAATAACAAAGACATAGATAATATTTTCCCATCATCACTATATATATTCGGGCCGGTAACTGATCCAATCCTTAAATTTTTATACAAAACCAAGCCATAATCTGAATAAAGTGTAGCATTAATATATGTAGCTGCAACATCTTTAGTACCCTGAGCGGCCCTGAAAGAAGAAGGGAAATATCCATCTCCATAAATAGATATTATTTGATTTTCATTCTTAGCATCATACAAACCAGACTGAAGAGTTATACTGGAAGTCCCATCATCTCCTAGATTAAGTATTTTTCCTCCAGCAGATAAACATACTACTCCAGTATTTAAGGTAAGATCTTCTTTAACTTTATAATGTAAAAATTTATTGCCATCAAACAATACCCCATACGCGCCAGAAATATTTAAATCCGAAGTAACATCTATTTTAGTACCTGAAGTGATAGACAACATTTCTTTGTCTACCGGATTGTTATTTGTGTCAGTATACTTAAATCCTAAAGAAATTCCATTATGAGATGTAACAACTCCATTAAATGTTGACCCTCCAGATACCGTAAGGGAACCGGCAACAGAACTATTTTTCATCGCCCAGTCGACAGTTCCCATATTGCTATTACCAGAATGATAATAATCATAACTAACAACAGTTCCGTCAACATTTTTAGATAATTTAATTCCGTCTTTAGTTAATGACAATGAGCCACCAATTACAAGACCACTTTCAAAACTTATATCGTTTCCGGTGCCGGCATTAAAAATCATTTGATTCCCAGAATATCTAACAACGTTGATATTGTTTACAAACAACCCGGTACTGGGAAGATTCAATTTTCCTGTAATATCAACAAAACTATTTTTGTCAACATCCTGATATACTGATAATATTTTTGTTCCATTGTCTCCAGCATCAAAGCCAAACAATGCGGTAAGCTTCCCAGTAAAAGTTCCACTAGTAAAATTACCTGGAGTGTCCCCACCGCTATTTTCAGCACAATCAATTATAGCCGTTGACCACAAATAAGCTGAGTTCTCTCTTAATATACCGGTATATGTAGCTAAATCTGTTGCTATTTTAGCAGTATCAACAACGCCATCTGTAATATAATCTGGACCTGAAAAGTTTGGAGATTCTACAGCGGCAGATTCTTCAAACGCAGATAACATTCTGTGATACAACGCATATGCCGGTGTACCAGATACAAGTTCAGCTATTCCAGGATTTACTATAACCATTTTAAGTTAATTTTACGTTTTTAGATAAGAAATTACTACAAGACGCCTTATATGAAACTATCTTCGCTTGCAAATCTGCAAAAGCTGCTACATTAATAAAAGGCTGAGGCCCAATTGATGTAGCAACCGTTACATTAGAGAGTAGTGAAAGTATATTAGAAAGTATATCTGCTAACTCATTTCCTAATACTGCCGGATCAGTTGCAGTACTTGCACCTAAAAATATCTTACTATTATCTGCTCCAAAATGTAAATTGCCAACATGTCCATCTATTCCAGTTCCTAGTACATCAAATTCAGCAGCCGGAGTTCCGCTTTTGTCTTTATTTACAATAGTCCTAGCACCATCCGGAGTATATTGTGTAGCTGCTTGTCTTCCAGTTGGGGCAAGCTCATTATAATCTGGAGTATCTGAAGTATTTTGATACGCTTCAGTTTCAGTAACGCCAACAGTTACACTCTCATGAGCCTGCAATTGCATTTGATCCACATGAGAATATTTTATAACATATTCAGTTACAGTTTCAGGATCCGTTACAATTACTACATCTGAAAACATCATGGGCAACAAGACAACCCCTGAAGAGTTATCTTGAATAGCTGAAAGATAAACACCTTCATGAAGACCAACATTATCATTTGCTGTATCTTCACCCTGGTAATTTTCGTTACTGATATATTCCCTTACGTCTATTGTCCCATAAAGATCTTCATCTGGATCACTATGGATTGCAGCTACGTACCCTAAAGTTTTCTTGGCATCTTTTATCGTACCACTATTAGGATCTATTATTTTGTGTCCAGCTATAGTTCTTATGGCGTTATAAATCCTAGTATCATAATTTAAGCTGGAATTATTTTTTGTTCCCATAATTATTTATAGTTAGATTTATTATCTTCCGCATGAGCTATACAATAAGGTATCTTTATAGTTTGCCGATACCCATTAGTTCCAAATTTTGTATTCACTTCCTCAACTAGGTACCACCCATTCTTTTCGCGTCTTCTGGTGTCTAAAAGTTCTATCTTGGATCCTGATCGTAAAGCTAGGTCGCCAAACAAAGTAAGACTTCCTTCAATTCCATTCGGACTATATCTATTATAATATGCTTCAGCCTCTTCTATAAGTTGAGACTGGGAGATACCCATATGTTTTGAAAAGAATGGAATTACAGTATACAAACTTAGATCTACTTTTGTATGCGTACCGGACATTGCTGTGGCACCTAATTTCATAGACTTTTTCGTAATATGAGTTTCGTTTAAAAGCTCAAATTCCTTGTGTGTGGTATCACCAGGGCCAGTATATTCAGGATTCTTTCTTATAGTTATTCTATAAAATTTATCATCCTTACCCAAAGACTGAGCCTCAACTGCTAGGAACTTTTTATCTACATTCATAAGAGTAAGACCGTCTTCAGCCACGTGATAATTGAACTGAATAAGTTTTGAAGTTGTTTGTCCATGAATAATCGAATCCGCTGTATCGCTGGAAAAATAAGATCTTCCAACAGCTATGCATGGATTACCTGAATCATCATACTTAACAAAACTATATAATTGATACTTTGCCCATTCAGTTAATACATCCGCTACGGTTAAATCTGGAGTGAGAGTTATCTTTCCAATATTTATACTGCACGATGCAGTTTGTGGATGAAGTTTTAAACCGGTACCTCTCAACAAATTGTATTTGCTTCCAGTGGCCAAGAACTCATTAACTGTAGAATTCCATCCGGATACTATTTTTCTGCAAGTAACTTTTTTCAAAGCACTAGCTAAATTTTCACACTTTAATTCGACTGGGGTAGAAACGCTTATCTTTTCTATATACCCATCAAACATAGTAATAAACTGGTCATTTCCAGTGGTGGTATCATAATCGTCCGTACCACAGTAATCAGGATTGTGTACATATCTCAATTTTATTTGAATTCTTTGTCCTATTTTAAATTGAGTCGGATTAAGTACTTCAGTAGTGGTAGCCGACTCAACTATCACACCATCATCAAGCATGTTTGTATATATTCTTTCTGGAACTACTACAACTTCAGATAACGTTTGAATCTTTTGACCATCTACTTCAGTATACGTCACGTCACTATTTTGTTGCTTTTGAACTTCTAAAACTGTTCCCAATGCAAATTTTACAGTAGCGGTTCCAATTAGTTTTTTGTAGCTTTCATCAATTTCAATATCTTCACATTCTCTTAATACTATAGCATTACTTGGTATGGTCATAAGATCATCCTTAGAGTTTAAATTCCAAATGATAATTTTACAATCTAGTATATCTACCTGATCTGGGTAATCTTTTCCTACACTACTTTTCATATCAAATTATATTTCCTATGATTTCTTCTACAGTATCACTAGCCTTTGTAAGTGTACTGTCAACAGTTTTATTAACCTGTTCATTTACTTTTTTATTTACCCTAGCAGCTAAACTTGAATTAAGCCAACCGGTTGATGCGTTTGAAGAAATAGAATCATTAACTATAGAAATGGTGTCTGAATTTGCCGTAACTTCACGGTCCGGTTGTATGGCTATAAAACTAAAACTATATGGCTGCTCATTTTTAAATCCCATAGTTTGGCCCATCTTATAACTCTGGATCAATATTTGAGTTATATTATGAACTCCACAAGCCAACGTCTGAATGTTGAGCACACCATTATAATCCATCAACTCAATAAATTTAGCCACCTCATCAAACGGATATACATCTGCGTAATCACTAACTATTTTTCCATTACAAGAAAATACCTCATCACCACCAGACACAATTTCTTTTCTACTATACTTTCTTCCAGTTACTTTAGACAATACAATATTCTTATCATTTCCAAAATCTATTATTGCAGAGTAATCTATAAAAGTTAAATTAGACGATGTTTTTGTAAGCTCCGTAGTCTGTTTTGTAAGAGCATCGTATGAAGTATAGCTAAATGTTCTTGGAGTATCTAGCTTACGCCATATCTTCAAAGCTTCCGGTGTTAAGTTACCATCCTCATCCGTTACCCCAGAAGAAAGTCCTGAAGGAAAGTTTTGATTCTTGATAATAACTTTCATCTGCTTTTGCTTAGCAGCAACGGCAGCTTTTTCTCTTATATTTTCAGAATTTGTTTTGTATTTTGAATATAACGACCCCAACTCTTCGTATACAACATGTGCCAACATACTTTCATATCTAGCCACATACATGTTTTTACCTGGAGTGGGAGATAGATACTGCAATTGCCCCTTATGGTTTTCTTGATAATGGACGCTTCCAACTAAAGCTTCCAGATAATCCATTCCTGTATTAACTGAATTCCACTTTAAACTGGAGAATATAGAATCTGTATAACTACTCATAATATTATCCCATGTTTGAGGTAAAATCAGCAACAACATCATCCAATGTTTGAGCCAACGCTTCTTTTATGTCATGCACTGCCTGAGCCATGTGTGGATTAGTCATATCTATTTTATCTATGTTCATTAAATTATTAATTCTAACTATTATTTGTTTAGGGGCCGCATTCTCTCCATAATGAGATTTATAAGCGGATTCTCCGGCACCATTTTCTCCAGGTTTCTTTCCTAAATCTTGGAAATCTTTTGCGTGATATGGGGAAGGTTTTTGTTTTTCGTCTGCTGGAGTATGTTCTCCAATCATTTTTCTAGCATTTGCTACAAAAGCCTTAACGTATGGGTGTTGTTTGTTGAAATCTGTTTCTAATTTATTTCTTGTCTTAGAATCAGTTTTACTTATAGCCATTTGTTCAGACCCATAAAGATCAACAAACAATTGAGCCTGTTCTGTATTTTTGAAAGACTTTGTTTTAAAATCGGCACCCATATACCTCATCATAGTGGCACCAAACATATCTTTTTGTACTTTCTTTGGATCAAATGCTGGAATTCCCGTTGAGTTATATAAGAAACTTTGGAATGTTTTTGTATCAACAGCTAATCCCTGAGCTAACTCTCCGATCATTGTTCTTATATCTGCAATCTTCTTAGCTATATTCGGCTGCTCATCTTTTAACCCACCATAAAACGCATCTGTCAACACAGAAGCTAAAGTCTTCGCATAAGCGTATGTATGACTTCTTTGTTCTACAGTTAAATTACCTATTTCAGAAGCTCCTACTGTATCGTATCTATGATCAATTCCTCCGACAATACTTTTCATTCTTCTATTGAACTCTAAAGTAACTGCGTTGAATTCTTTCATGTTCCCAGCAGTCATAAATTTACGCTCAAAATAAGAACGTAGATTTAAGGCTTCTGATCCAGTAGACATGCTTCCACCTAATTTAGATAAATAAGCAGCTCCATATAGGCGATCTACATAAGTAGCATTTTCTTGCGGTAAAACTTTTCCATATAAAGTTCTTACTCTTCCAATTGCCGAATCATATCTCCCATTCAAATGTCCTAAATAAGGAGATATTGCTTGCATTGAATTTGAACTTGAAGTAAATAGTCTAGACCAATAGCCGGAAACAAAAGGTTTAAGCCTATCCATTTCATCTGACAGATCTTTTATTTTTGTTTCCTGAGTTCCCCCATTACCAGAAGCCACCATTCCGTCTATCTTGTTCTTCTTATCCATATATTCCTGAAGTTGACCATTTAAGTCTTTCCAGTGATTTACATGAATTTGCAAATATTGATCATCAACTATAGCATTGCTCCCAACACCCATTCCGTTTATTACTCTATCTTGGTCTGCAAGTTTTTTTCTTAAATCTATAGCTTCATTCATGCCACTATTCCAGCTTATTAGACCATAAGAAGCAGCACCCAAGGCTACAGCTATTAATCCTATACCGGTAGCAGAAATTCCACCAAGAGCTGCTGCACCACCTCCAGCCGCCCCAGCCCCCCCAGCAACCACTGCGCCAGCTTCAACCTCTCCAGCTCCCACTAACATTTCGGTAGCTTTTTTGCCTCCTACACCAGCAGCAGTTGGGAAAACAGATAAAGCATCTAATGCCTTTTGAGCGGTTAGTACTCCCCATATGGATTTCCCAAAAGCCCACATAGCCTTTGCGGCTTCTCCTATTTTAGTTATGTAAGGAATAAACCATCCACTAGTTGTTAAAATACCTCTGAACGTTCTAAGTACAGCTATAACTCCAAATATCTTTAGTTGCCATTCAGCCCAAAAATCAAGAACTGGCCACAATACATTTATTATTGCCAATATATCTGAAGTAACACCCCATATCATTTTAGCAAACTTAAATATCATTTCAGCAATATTTTTAAGCCTTTCGGTAGCTTCTGGAGTAGCCAACCAATTAATTACACTCTTCAATAGTCCTTCTATCTTAGGCTGCATCTCTTTAAATACAGTAATTCCATTATCTTCAAAGTTAGAAGTTAACTGTGCCCATAATCCAGAAATAACATTTTCTTTATCGTTAGCTATTTTATTTGATATTCCCTGAGACATAAAGTTCTCTGAGATAATCTGATTCCATTTATTTACTTCATCCGATAATCTTACGGCAGCATTAGCAGCGGTTGTTCTGAAGAAGTATCCGGCTATATTTGCATTGAATCCTTTATTGTGCAAATCTGAAAAAATATCAACTAGATCACGAAGATTACCAGTTTTATCATATTGGCTTACTCCAATTTTCTTCCAAGCTAATTGTTGATTCTTTGTCGGATGAGTCAAGTTCATTACTATCTGCCTCATAGCAGTACCACCCTGAGATCCACGCATACCGGCACTTCCTAAAATACCAAGTGCTGCGGTAGATTCTTCAAATGGAACTTTCAAACTTCCCAATATTGATCCAGCGTATTTCATTGATTCAGCCAAGTCGATAAGTCTAGCTTTCGATCTGGTAGACGTCATTGTCAGAACGTCTGCAACGTGATCCATTTGATCAGCCTTAATCTTATAACCTAACATTATATCGGTCAAAGCATTCGTTGCAGCATCTAGTTTGGTGTCTCCAATTAACGCTATATTTGCCGCCGGACGAATAGATTTTTTTATCTCATTCATTGTTAAACCAGACTGGGCCATGTATTGACCTGATTGGGCGGCTTCAGTTGTAGTAAATTTTGTATCCTTGGCAACATTACGAATATTCGCAACCATATTTCCAAATCTCTTATCAAAATTTGGAGCTGTATCGTGAGCCTTAAGAATATCTTCAGTAGTCTTTGTGATGTTCTCAAATTCAGCAGAAGTCTTCACAATACTATTCATAGCTGACATCAACCCGGTAATACCATAAGCAAAACCGAATCCTTTCAACATATCTACAGCCATCAATCCTCCACTATCAACCATAGTATTACCTAATGCTCGATAGGTGCTTACTGGAGTACTTACAAATCTTCCGGATTCATATTGATTAGATTTCCTGGAAGAAGCCATAGGCATCACTTCATTTCTAGCCCTAGTGGCACCACTGGTTCCTCCACCATTAACAGAAAGATTTATATTACTTCCAGCTTTTATTTTTTCAATAAGGCCAAGTACTCTTTCTAAAGAAGCCTCAGCCTTTGCTGTATTTATTTTTAATTCAATAGGAGCAACTTGTAATTTACCGCAAGCCTTACTGAAAGAATTAATACTTCCAGTAATAGCTTTCAATCTTTCAGAAACCTCACTAAGCCCATCTACAGAAACCTTTATCTTATTAAAAGTCTCTATAGCTGTTTGCGCCTGGACGTTTACCTGATAATTAACTACATAGTCTTCTATTGCTGCCATCTTATTGCTTTTTAAAAGAATAGATAAAACACAAATGCCTAGATTAAAAACAACCCCCTACTATTAAGTAAGAGGTTGTTTTTATTTTCCTATTCCTGCGGATTTAACTTGCTGAATCATTTGCATTTCATTGTGAAGCCAACAGGCATCTTCTGAATACATCGCAAACTCTTCATCTGTTAACTCCTCAACTTTTACACCTGGGAAATAATGTCGGATATAGATTATCCGTTTCCTGAAATATTGGGTCTCTTTTACTTCCCAGGTTTTGATAAATTTACGATGGCAGAATCTCTTACCTGAATAATACTAGACAACTGAGCCATTGTACCAAACAAGAATAAAGAATCCGTAAGCATTTCTTTATCTCCATCAACGAAACAATCTTTTCCAAGTTCTCTTAATGCACCCACCTGATCTTTAGGGGAGATTGAAATGTATTTTGAGAAAGAACTCATGTCCGGCTGTTTAAAATAACCAACATACACCTCTTTTTCATCATACTCATCACCCTGAACAACGATAGGGAAAACTTTTTTCAAAGCTGGATTTTTAACTCTTAATTCTTTAACGTGTGCAGCTATTTTTTCTTTCAGCGCACCATCTACTTTAAAACCTTTTTCTTCTGATTCCATAACTAAAATTATTTGTGATATTTAATGAGAATAGTAGCAACTGTGTTAGAGTAGTTTACAAAAAAGACAGATCTTTTTGGGATCTGCCTTAAAAAAATCAAATAATCAAGAAGTTATAGAATTATAGAGAGGAGTCTGAGTCTGAAGATTCGCCATCTGTGACAATTTTCTTTGGATTAAGATTAAACTCTTTTGTGATGTCGGTATCATCATTTTTTGCATCAATTCCTTCTTCTGTAAGTATACATCCTTTCAATGTAACTGTTTCAGCGGTCCAATCTGAACCCGCAAAGGCGTTCGCAAAAGACAATACCAAATCAAATTCTCCTAAGTCCATCAAAGATCCTTTTCCAAGTTTCTTCAATAACTGTTGAGTATTGTAGTCCATTGTAATAGAACCCGTACAAACTTTGTTTCCAAAGCCTCTACTTACCACATTTCCACCAAGCCCATAGTTATTTTTTACTTCCCTAGACTTACTCCATTTAATAGCCGAAACGCCCTGAAGAATAGAGGAATCGTCCGTTATACCTAATGCAGCACTGGTGAGTTTTATCATCGAAAAACTATACGCTACGTCATTTATTACTGCCATAATTTTCTGTTTTATTATTTGTATAATCCACAACACGCTTTAAACATGTTGTGGAAATTGTTTTATTTTAAGCTCCTGTCAGTGATAGACCTTCAGTAACAGCAATATTTTCAGCCTCTCCTAGAGGAACGATCGTGTAATCAATCTGCAAAGTATCAGTTTGGATAACGTTCTGGGTAGAACTTATAGTTACCGTATATCCAGATATTTCGCCATTAGCTTTCATTGTAGAAAGAATATCGGTTACTATATTTTTGAAAACGGTAATTTTAGCAGAAGACAAATATCCAGTTGTGGGATCAACCAACAAAGGAGAGTTGATGTACGGTAACAAAGCAACTCTAACAGCTCTACGAGACTTGTTGATAGTTCTGTTTCTTGCGATGGTTCTATAATCATCACTGGAGCAAGTTCTATCTTTAGTGAAGTAAACATTCCCTTCAAGTCCGGCATATTGACACAAGAAAATATATCCCTTATCTTCTAAAGCATCAAGTTGAGCTGAGTTCAAAGAAGAATACA